AGCTTTTAGCGGAGCAGGCTTCATGTGTGCCAGATGTCCACCTACCGTACATCGAGAGGTTCTCTCGCTGGGCGGATCAAAAGTTATACCTATACAGCAGCACAGATGTGGTGACGCCGGAGAAGGTGTTTGAGTTCGTGAGGGTGTCGAGGACGATGCTCGGTTGCGAGCTGATCGTGATTGACCCGCTGATGCAAATAGCACTGCCGTCTGAGCCTGATGCGGAACGTGAGTTTATTACTCGCCTCGCGTCAATGAGTAGGGACTTGGGCTGCGCCATCCTGCTTGTGCATCACCTCCGCAAGCCTCCCTCTGGGGGACTTGGGGAACGCCAGAAACCGGACAAGTCATCATTTTTGGGAAGTACGCATCTGACTGGAGCGGCGGCAGCAGTGTGCACTATTTGGTGCTGTCCAGACCTTCGGGAGATGCGGACAAACGGGCAAGAGATACCGCCTGACTCTGGCCCCGAGTATCTGTTCACGGTCCATAAGCAACGCTTCGCACCGTGGCACGGCTCGGTTTCGCTGACGCCACACGCTAGGGGTGCCCGACTGCTATGCAACAGCACGGCTGGGCAGTACAGGCCCATAAGAATGGAGGAAGAGATATGCAAGTCAAAGAAAGAACAGTTTGGCGTGTTCAGTCAGGAGGCATCACCCGCTGGTTTGCCGGGGAGCTTGGTGCCAGAGACTACGCAAGCGACAGGTTCGAGGCCGAATTTGACGGGGTTCCCTTTGTAGAGCAAATCCTGATGAGCGAGATGCTGGCGCACATCAACGAGCTTGAGATGGGCAGGAAGACATTCATGGATTTCTACGGCAAAGATTTATCTAACGCGAGTAAATAACTTAATCAAGGAGATGTATATGTTTGAACTAATCTTACTCACGCTGACCGTGGCCGTGTGCTGGAGCGCCGTCCACCAGTCCACCAAGAACTACTTGGAGGGCATCGATCTTGAGTCTAAGTGATTATCAGCGATTGATTCATGCGTCCCGGTACTCCCGGTGGCTCGATGACGAGCAGCGACGCGAGACATGGCCAGAGACCGTGGCCCGCTACATCAAGTTTTGGCAAGACAAGGAGATGATCACAGATGCGGAGGCAAAGCGATTCGGTAAGGCCATCGAGGAGATGGACGTCATGCCGAGTGCCCGCTGCCTCTGGACTGCTGGTCCTGCTCTGGAGCGTGACCCTAGCGCAGGATTTAACTGCACGTATGTCGCGGTCGATCATATGCGAGCCTTCGATGAGGCGTGTTTCTTGCTTTGTTGCGGAGCGGGGGTCGGCTTTTCGGTAGAGCGACAATACATCAACAAGCTACCCGAGGTGCCCGAGGACATGGTTCCTTGCGACACCGTCATCATGGTCGCCGACTCGAAGCAGGGCTGGGCGTCAGCACTGCGTCAACTGATCAGCCTGCTGTACTCCGGGCACGTACCGACATGGAACGTGGAGCGAGTACGCCCTGCAGGTGAGCGTCTCAAGACTTTCGGCGGTCGAGCATCTGGCCCCGGCCCACTGGTCGACCTGTTTGAGACCGTTGTCCGCATCTTCAAGGGCGCGGCTGGTCGCAAGCTGAACTCGACAGAGTGTCTCGACCTTATGACCTGCATCGGTCAGGCGATTGTGGTGGGCGGCGTGCGCCGTTCAGCAATGATCAGCCTGTCGAACGTCAGCGACGACCGCATGAGGATGGCTAAGTCTGGTGCATGGTACGACCAGCATGGCAACCGGGCGCTGGCTAACAACTCTGCTGCGTACACGGAGAAGCCAGACTTCGCTGTGTTCATGGACGAGATGGCGAGCCTGTACAAGAGCTACTCGGGCGAGCGAGGCATCTTCAACCGGGAGGGTATCCAGAAGAAGATCGCGGAGCACGGACGCCGCGACCCCGATCAGGAGTTTGGCTGCAACCCTTGTGCCGAGATCGCGCTTCCGAGCCAGTCAGCATGCAACCTGAGTGAGGTAATCATCCGCCCGGATGACACCCTCGCATCGCTAAAGAAGAAGGTAGAGATCGCTGCCATCTTCGGGACGCTGCAGTCGACACTCACGAATTGGAGATATGTACGCCGGTCGTGGGTCGACAATCTGGAACGTGAGCGACTTCTCGGACTGTCCTTTAGTGGCATAGCCGATCACGCAGTGATGGGCGGCTTAGAGGGCGGCATGGGTAAGACACGCAAGTGGCTTGAGGAGTTGCGTGACCACGCCGAGAAGGTGAACGAGGAGTGGGCAGAGCGTCTGGGCATCAACCCGTCGCACTCAGTCTCCTGCGTGAAGCCAAGCGGCACGGTTAGTCAGCTTGTGGACTGCTCGTCGGGAATTCACCCGCGCTATGCGAAGCACTACATACGCCGGGTGCGTCAGTCGGTCAACGACCCGATCACGCAGTTCCTGATTGATCAGGGTGTGCCGCACGAGCCCTGCGTCATGCAACCCGACAGCACCATCGTGTTCGACTTCTACGTGAAGTCACCAGAGCACGCCATGTGCGTCGAGAACATGGACACCATATCTCAGTTAGAGCTGGCAAAGCTGTACGGCGAGGCGTGGGCAACCCACATGGTCTCTTGCACCGCCTACTACACCGACGACTCATGGTTCGAGGCGTGCCAGTGGATCTGGGACAACTGGGATCAGGTGGCAGGGATGTCGTTCCTGCCGCACGACGGTGGCACCTATAAGCAGGCGCCATACGAGGAGATCAGTGAGGCGGAGTACGTGCAGGCAACGCTCTGCATTGATCCGATCAAGTGGGACGAGCTGCCCAGCTACGAGAGGGGCGACACCACGGAGGGCGCTAAGACAGCGGCCTGTGTCGGTGACGCCTGCGAGCTGTGAGCGCATCAGATTGGTGGGGGACCGATGGCCGGTCCCCTCGCCACTTCGCGGAGGCGCTGGTTCAGATGCAGGGCCAGCCAGATAAGCAGCGCGCTTTTGTTCAGCAGCATGTGCCAGAGCATATCCGGGACATTGTTCGGGACCATTACCGGACTGCGCTTGCGCTTGGAGGTAAGAAGTAATGATTAAGGAAAGGCTACGGAAGGCCATCGCGGAGCAGACCGAGGACTACTTAGGTCGGGGTGGCGTTATAGAGAAGGTCCCGCGAGTGATCCACTGCCCAGAAAGTATGCCGTGGGCTCGGAAGCGCGGGTGGGATTACACGCCTTGGCAGTCACACGGAGAAATGGGAGGGGTGGGCGCCGGAGGAATGAACGTGTTTGAGGTTCAGCAACTTGAGGATGGCTGCTACATGACGAAGCCAGCCGCCTTTGAAGGAGATGGAGATCGTTAATCATGGATGAAGATTATGAGGAAATTGAATTGCTAGGCGATGAATATCACCACGCGCTACTGGGCGCCGTGTACGAGCAGGACGGCACCCCGGTGCCCTGCTACTCAAGCGGCGCGATCGTTGAGGAGCTGATGAACCAAGGCATGTCAGAGGAGCAGGCCGTGGACTGGATCAACGTGGAAACTGAAGGGGCCAAGATCCTGTGGATACACCCCTTGGAGATCCAGCCCGACTTCACTCCCGACAACCGCCCGCACCTGCGGCTCGTTCACTGATGGGATTCGGAGGGAAGATCAAGCGCAACATCGCGGACAAGCACTTTAGCGACTGCATCCGAAAGGCTGCCGAGTGGAAGTGTCAGCGCTGCGAGAAGGACTACAGCGACAAGCCGCAGGGCCTGCAGTGTAGCCACTTCATTAGCCGGGGTCACTGGGCCGTGAGGTACGACCCCAAGAACGCAATGGCGCTATGCGCCTACTGTCATAACTATTGTGAAGGTTTTCCCACGGCACATATAAATCTGTGGCGGGAGCACTTCGGGAGCATATACGGGAGGGACAGCACGGATGCGGAACTTAACGCGCTTCTTCAAAGGGAAGCCTGCAAAGGACGAGAGCAGTACTGCAGAAACAACGTCAAAGCAATATCAGCCCACTACCGAGAAGAGTCAAAGCGACTCTCAGACGAAATCGAACGCAAAGCCAAAGGCAAGGAGGCCGACCTTGAAGTCTACAGCTACATCAGGAAAACGCATTCTTGTGATCCCTGACACACAGGTGAAACCGGGCGTCAACACGGACCACCTTGAGTGGGCCGGTCACTACGCGGTCAAGATGAAGCCCGACGTCATCGTCCACATCGGTGACCACTGGGACATGCCCAGCCTGTCGTCCTACGACAAGAAGGGTAGCCGGCAGATGGAGGGCAAGCGGTACGTCAAGGACATCGACGCAGGCAACGAGGCCATGGACCGATTCATGGCGCCGATACATGCCGAGGTGGCCAGACTGAAGAAGGGTAAACGCAAGCGCTGGGAGCCCCGGCTGGTCTACACCATGGGCAACCATGAGAACCGGATCAACCGCGCAGTCGACGCAGACGCACAGCTAGAGGACCTGATCAGTACCGACGACTTCAACCTCGTCGAGCACGGGTTTGAGGTCGTGCCGTTCTTGGAGCCCATCGTCATCGACGGCGTCGTGTTCTGTCACTACATCTGCAGTGGCGTTATGGGTCGCTCGATCAGCAGCGCACGCATCGGACTGACCAAGCGGCACCAGTCGTTTGTACAGGGCCACGTTCAGCAACGTGACATTGCCGAGGGCGTCCGTGCTGATGGCAAACGCATCACCGGAATCATGGCGGGCATCTTCTACAGCCATGAC